GCATTCGAGGCTAAGCAGGCTGAAAGTGAAACTGCTATCAGATCATACCGTGAACTGGCAAAAAAAGGCCTTAAAGCTTTCATCTATGAAGCTCTAAAATATCAGCCTGAAGACCCATGGCGGCATTATCACGACAGGGTTTCTCTGCTCAAAGATAAGGGCTCAATCCCTGACGGCTACTTTATCATCTTCAACGAAATTGCAGGTATGATGGTTGATCTTATCAACGCTGGTTTGGCTATAAACCAGCACACTGTCCCTGATGGAAGTGTCGGAAGTTGCTGGGCTCGCCATTGGAACAGCCAAGAGTTGAGCCGCGAATTTGGTGAACGGGTGGATTGTGAGCATTATTACCCCGAAGATTTCCTTCAAGCTCGGTCTAATCCACAAATAATCAATGCTTATCCTGACGGGGCCCTATCTGAATTTCGTCGATGGTTTAAACATCAGTATCTTACAACTAAATTCCCCCCGTATATTCTTAAAAAGTCAAATGTACTTCCTGGGGGGAGAGAAGACGCCACTCGCTTGATCGAGGCATTTAAACAGGCAGGTATCGAAGGTAAATAATACCTGACAGGTACGCAAAGCCGCGCAGTAAGCCAATCCGTGATATAAAATCCCCTCTACAGCAGAGGGGATTTCTATGTCTGATTTCAACATCGCATCAAAGTCAAAAGACGAGCAGGACAAGGTCCACGTCGACCTGGCAGCGTCCGGCGTCGCGTACAAAGAGCGCTTGAATATGCCGGTTGTTGCCGAAGCGGTAACCAGAGAGCAGCCTGAGCTAGTACAATTTACGCGAGTATTTCATGGAGCGCGTCCGCTACTACCGCGAGCAGAGTATCCAGCTACCCCGCGCATCCGATCCGCGCTACATCGAGATGGCCAGCTAGAACGAGAAAAAATAGCGATTTTCTCGCCTATGCTCATTTTGCTTTTATCCCCGTGACGGGCGATAATTACCTCGTCAGTCTGGACAACTGACGACTTTACCCCGGCGCCAAGTGGGGACACATGGCGCAAACACTGCAATTTGAGAAGAGTTATCAAAACGTACTGATTCCCGCAGAGCCGGGAACCAGCGAATACCTGCAACTTATCCCGGTAGGGCAACTGCTTTGCGGTGAGTTCCGCAAGCCACGGAATTACGCATTCCACAAGAAGTTCTTCAAGCTTCTGACTCTCGGGTATCACTACTGGACGCCTTCCGGTGGCCTCATTGAGCCCGCTGAGCGCACCCTCATATCCGGGTTTATCGACTTCCTCTCATCCGACTTCGATCAGCGCGCTGCGCTCCAGAACGCCGCGGAGATGTATCTCTCCTCTGTCGGTATTTCTCGTTCCCGCGATATGGCGCTTCTGAAACACTTCGAATCCTTCCGCGAGTGGGCAACCATTCAGGCTGGCTTTTACGACGAATACCAGATGCCTGACGGCAGCCGTCGTCGTGTCGCAAAGTCGATCTCCTTCGCCAGCATGGACGACAGCCAGTTTAACGGCGTCTACAAATCAGTGCTGAATGTGCTCTGGAACTACATTCTGCGTCGCAAATTCCACTCGCCGGCTGAGGCTGAAAACGCCGCCAGTCAGCTGCTGAGCTTTGCGGGGTGATGGCTATGCAATGTCTTCTCGCCAAAGTAATGGAGCGCGGCACCTTCCGCGTGCCGGCGCGCCGCAAGCGCAAGGTCGAAGTTAAACCATCAGATATTCCCACCTTTCACTATACGGCTCACCTGGCAGATGTCCGCTGGCTGCGCCACGCTGCCAGAAGGAAAATTGCATGAGCATTTATCAACGCATTAACGGCGCAGACTGGCGCAACATCTGGGTTGTTGGCGATCTGCATGGGTGCCATACGCTGCTGATGAATGAGCTGGAAAGGGTCAGTTTTGACCCATCGCGTGACCTGCTGATCTCGGTAGGTGACCTTATCGATCGCGGGGCGGAAAACGTCGAATGCCTTGAGCTAATCACAATGCCCTGGTTCATGGCTGTTCGCGGAAACCATGAGCAGATGATGCTCGACGGACTATCCTCCTCCGGGAACGTGAATCACTGGCTCGCCAACGGTGGCGGATGGTTCTTTAACCTTGACTACGACAAAGAACGCCTGGCTATCGCGTTGTCCCATTTGGTTGCAGGTTTGCCACTCATCATCGAGGTAATGACCGAGGGTAAGAGGGTGGTGGTCTGCCATGCTGACTACCCTCATAACGAATATGCGTATGACAAGCCCGTCAATGCAGAACAGGTGATCTGGAATCGTGAGCGAGTGAGCGCAGCTCAGGATGGGATTGTGAATGAAATATCCGGTGCAGACCTGTTTATTTTTGGTCACACCCCGGCACGTCAGCCAAGCCAGTACGCCAATCAGATGTATATCGACACTGGGGCTGTATTCTGCGGCCGCCTGACCTTGGTGCAGATCCAGGGTGGTGATCATGCGTAAACCAGCACGCCGTAAATGCGCCCACTGCCGCGAATGGTTCCATCCTGCCCGGGAGGGGCAGGTGGTATGCAGTTTTGAATGCGCCAGCGCGATCGGCAAAAAACAGACAGCAAAAGCCCGGGAAGCAGCGAAGGCCAGGGCGGTGAAGCGCCAGCGTGAATCCGAGAAGGAGGGGCGTCAGCGCCGTAAAGCAAGATTGGCTGAGCTCAGACCTAACGGTTACTACAAAGCCCAGGCTCAGAAGGCATTCAACGCCTACATCCGCGCTCGTGATGCTGCTTTGCCATGCATCAGTTGCGGCGAGACCAACCCGCCTGATCTGCATGGCGGCCAGTGGGACTGCGGCCACTTCAAAACGGTCGGCGCTTACCCTGAGTTGCGTTTTGAAGAGCGCAACGCTCATAAGCAGTGCAAATCGTGCAATGCCGGGGCCGGTAAGTACACCGCCAAAGAGTCGACGGTTGCTCAGCAATACGAAGCTGGCCTGGTCGCTCGTTACGGACAGGAGTATGTCGACTGGCTTAACGGACCCCACGAAATGACCAACTACCGCCGGGAAGACTTTATTCGTATCCGCGATGAGTACCGCGCCAAGCTCAAAGCACTGAAACAGCGGGAGGCCGCATGAACCACGACGTTATCGAACGCATCCGCGACCGCTGGCAAAAGCTCCGCCTCTGCCGGCACCGCGGCACCGTACTGGTTGACTACCGCATACTGAGAAATTTCGTTCGCATCTATCAGACCCTGGGAGAGACAGCATGAAACTGGAATTAACCAACGAACAGCACCAGTGGATAGATCAGTGGCTCCAGCTTTGGGGCGCATGGTGCCAGACAGGGAAGATAGACAAGGCGATGATAAATATGATTGCCAAGTTCATGGCCACGGTTGAACCGCAAGCACCATCAAGGCCTGTATGCAGCGATGATGATGGGTTGCTGATTGATGCCGTAATCCGACATTACCTGAAAAACGTAGATGAGAACGCATGGAAGGTGATTTTTGCCTATTACGTCTGTAACTCAAGCGAGATAAGGATCGCTTCATGGCAGCATGCTGTGAGCAAACCTCGCCTGATGAAGACCCGCGCCGGAAACCAGTATAAGCACCCGAGCATTTCAACCATCCGCCGGGAAGTTAAGCAGATTATCAACGCGGCGCTCTTCTGCCTGTACCAGCCGCTGCAAAATGCGTTTAACGATCGCGAAAGCGTGAGGGAAATTGCAAAAAATAGTCATAACGTGCTTGCATTTCAATGAACAAATGAGCAATATATTTAGTGTAGGTTGCCGTATTTGCGTTTGACCTATCAGAACACCGAGCCCGAGGTTAGCGCCTTGGGCTTTTCCGTTTCTGGAGGGTGAAAAAATGCATAAATAAACGGTAAGACCGCAGCCGCAAGGCAATGGAGCAGTCGTGATGCCCCCCTGAGTCGCCGTTGAGCGAGCCTGTGTAGCGACGGGTCAAGGTTCTTATATCAAAAGAAGCTCCGGTAAAGCAGCGCGAATGCCAGACGCGCACCGGTTATAAGCGGCGATGATGCGGCATGGACTCAAGGGCATGAGCGCGGACCACTGCGAAAGTGTGGTTGTGCAATCCGGTCAGGGCTCTTGGATTGAGACGTGCTGCACGACACGTTGACACCCGCCGCGTAAGTGCCCTGAACCAGATTGAGGGTCGATCGTATAAAGGTAATTACGGCAGGCTGTTAACCTGCTTATCGTGGTTCGATTCCACGTCGTCCCGCCAAATTACGGAGCTCTGGCGTAGATGGTTCGCGCGGATGCCTGAAGAGTATCAGGAGATGGTTCGATTCCATCGGGCTCCACCAAATTAGCCGGCTTAGCTCCAATGGTAGAGCAGTCGCCTTGTAAGCGAATGGATAGCGGTTCAAATCCGTTAGCCGGCACCAATTCAGCGCCATTAGCTCAACCGGAGAGAGCAATAGCCTTCTAAGCTATCGGTTTCAGGTTCGAGTCCTGAATGGTGCACCAGATTGCATCTGTCGTAGTTTGGTAATTACGTCTGGCTTCCACCCAGAAGATGCGGGTTCGATCCCCGCCAGATGCTCCAATCCCTCTACCTTGGGACCATTACGGCTACCGCGCCGTCGCTTTTACCCTTGGTATTACTTCCCGCCTTGAGCGGGTTTTTTATTTTCAGGGTCGCGGGTATCACCCTCGACGCTTCGTTGTTAAATCCAGCCCGACGGCCCTGAACCTTTTACTGACTACAGATAGCACCCCGAACATTATCGGAGGTGAGAGATGCAACGTATGAACCCAACCGATGGTCACAATCTGCCTTACTGGTGGTCAGCCTTGCTTGGTATCTTTTCCGTCCTGAGCCTGCAGGATTATGTCTTCATCATTGGCGCCCTGATCTCTGCCTTCTTCACAATCAAGACGTATTACGCAAAGCGCAAGGAAGAGCGAGAGCGACTTGATGAAGAGAAAAAGCGCACGCAGCTGTTGGCCAGTTATCTGGCTGATGTCTCCGCAAAGCCTGGAGGTGACCGCCCGGCTTCAGCCGAAGTGGTAACCGAGGCCTTGAAGCGGATCGCAAGTGATACACAGGGGTGAGCATGACGCCATCAATGAGGAATAAACTGATTGGCGTGATCGCCGGCGGCGGTGGCGCCATAGCCATTGCCTCTGCGCTCATCACTGGCCCAACCGGTAACGATGGTCTTGAAGGTGTGCGATATGTTCCTTATCAGGATGTGGTAGGCGTCTGGACTGTCTGCTATGGCCATACTGGCAAAGACATCATACTCGGCAAGAAGTACACCGAGGCTGAATGCCGTGCGCTGCTCAGCAAAGACCTGAACACCGTTGCTCGCCAGATTAACCCTTACATCCAAAAGCCGATCCCCGAGACAATGCGCGGGGCTCTGTACTCATTCGCGTATAACGTCGGCGCTGGCAACTTCCAAACCTCCACGCTACTGCGCAAAATCAACCAGGGCGACCAGAAGGGGGCGTGCGACCAGTTGCGCCGCTGGACTTACGCCAAGGGCAAGCAGTGGAAAGGCCTGGTAACTCGCCGCGAGATTGAGCGTGAAGTTTGTTTGTGGGGGCAGAAATGAGCCGATTAACCACCATTATCAGCGCCATTGTGATCTGCCTGATAGTCAGTCTCGGATGGTTGGCTGGCCACTACCACAGCAACGCAACCGAGTTCAAAAGGCAGCGGGACAAAGCGACTGAGCAGCTCAGCCTGGCGGAAGACACTATCGCGGACATGCAGACCCGCCAGCGTGATGTAGCAGCGCTCGATGCCAAATACACGAAGGAATTAGCCGATGCAAAAGCTGAAAATGATGCTCTGCAGCGCAAGCTTGATAATGGTGGTCGGGTGCTCGTCAAAGGCAAGTGTCCAGTGTCAGCCACAACCCAAACCACCGGCGCCGCCAGCATGGGCGATGATGCCACCATCGAACTCTCTGCAGTTGCTGGACGAAACGTTCTCGGTATCCGGTCCGGGATACTCAGCGACCAAACAGCCCTGAGAGCCCTGCAGGAATACATCACCACGCAGTGCCTGAGGTAACGATGCTGATACTCTTCATTCTCCTGTCGATCTGGCTCTGTCGACTGTCGGAGAAGCCTGGCTGGTTTAAGGTCAGCCATATTATCTCAATGCTGGCGCTCGAAGATGAGCATCCGGCGCGCGGTAAGGGGCTGCGTTGAGATAAGAGCCCACATTACAGAAGTCCTTCATTGAGGGGCTTCGATAATGTCACAACGAGGTAAGCCATATGCGCACCACTGGAATCCTAATGGCGGAAATTACGCTTCGCCCATACATGAAGCCGCTGCTCATCCTTTCAGTGCTTTTGCGCTGGGGCTGGCTCACTAAGAAGTGTATCCGGATTGGCCCTGTGATTGAGAAGAAGGCGTAATTATAAAATTCTGCAAATGGTGCATTAAAAGCGCCATTGACAGAGTTTTATGTAAGTTTTAAAGGTGGCTGGTGTCGATAATCTCCGGGACTATAACAAATCAACCAGTGGAATATTCCAATATGGCGTTATCAAAAGAAGAAGAGACCCAGCGACTGATTTTGCTAGGCGCAATCAGTCAACTGGATGAAGCGGAACGGAATGAAATCTTCGCCCTGAAAGGTAAGTTTCTTGAAGTGTTTAAGGCGGCAACCAAGCCAGAGTATGCATTTGTGGCTTTGGGATTATTGTCCGCAGAAGTTCAGAAAGATGAATAGGTGAAACATGGCACGTCTGACACCAAAGCAAGAGGCTTTCTGTCAGGCATACATCGAAACGGGTAATGCTTCTGAGGCTTATCGGACGGCGTATGCTGCTGACAAGATGAAGCCGGAGAGCATTAACCGCAAGGCAAAGGAATTGCTCGATAACGGCAAGATCGCGGCAAGGGTTGCCGAATTACAGGGTGAGATTAAGCAGCGACACAATGTCACCGTTGATTCTCTTTTGGCTGAGCTGGAAGAGGCGCGTAAAGCTGCGCTTGCGGCTGAAACGCCGCAATCATCCGCCGCTGTGGCCGCTACGATGGGGAAGGCTAAATTGGTCGGGCTCGACAAGCAGATTGTTGACCACACGTCCTCTGATGGCAGCATGACGCCGAAGCCGACCATCATCCAGCTACTACCTGTTGAGCCGAAATCATGAGTGAAGCCGTTCAACTGCCGATCCCCGCCAAGCTTGCGCCGCTGTTCACTGCTGTAAATAAGCGTTATAGGTGCTCGCACGGTGGACGTGGTAGCGCCAAGACGCGCACATTCGCACTGATGACCGCCGTGAAGGCGTATCAGTCGATGATGAATGGTGAAAGCGGCGTGGTGCTCTGCGCGCGTGAATTCATGAACTCGCTGGAAGAGTCGAGCATGCAGGAAGTGAAACAGGCGATCCTGTCTGTGCCATGGCTGGCGGCTAACTTTGATATCGGCGAGAAGTACATCCGCACAATCGACAAGAGCGTTAACTACGTGTTCTGCGGTCTGAGGCATAACCTCGACAGCATCAAGTCGAAAGCGCGCATCCTGCTGTGCTGGGTTGATGAGGCTGAATCAGTCAGCGAAATAGCCTGGCAGAAGCTGAGCCCTACTGTGCGTGAAGAGGGATCGGAGATTTGGGTGACGTGGAACCCAGAGCGTGATGGAAGCGCCACGGATAAGCGTTTCCGTAAAGAAGCCGGCGACGACTGCATCACCGTTGAGATGAATTACACGGATAACCCGTGGTTTCCGGACGTGCTTGAAGGTGAGCGACAGAACGATCAGCGCCGCCTAGACCCGGCAACATACGCCTGGGTGTGGGAAGGAGCTTACCTCGAAAACTCCGATAAGCAGGTTCTGGCCGGTAAATACCGGATCTCTGAGTTCTCGGACAATCTCTGGAAAGAGGCCGACCGCCTGTTCTTCGGTGCCGACTTCGGTTTCGCAAAAGACCCAAGCACGCTTATTCGGATGTTCATCCTGGATAACAACCTCTACATCGAATACGAGGCCTACGGTAATGGTGTAGAGCTCGATGACATGTGGAAGTTTTACGCTGGAAAAACCGATGCCACGCCGAAACAGCTTGAAGACTGGAAAGTTACTGACGAGGCGAAATTCCCCGGCATACCCGAGGCTCGCAAATGGCCTATCAAAGCCGACAACTCCAGACCTGAAACTATCAGCCATATCAAGGGCCAGGGTTTCAATATCTCAGCAGCTCAGAAATGGCAGGGCAGCGTAGAGGATGGGATAACTTGCCTGCGTGGCTTTAAGAAAATCATCATTCACCCACGCTGCAAGGAGACGGCTAAAGAAGCTCGTCTCTACTCGTACAAAACTGACCGGATCACTGGCGAGGTCTTGCCGGTCATAGAGGACAAGAACAACCACTGCTGGGACGCTGTCCGGTACGGACTGGACGGGTATATCAAGCACAAAGCGCAAGTCGGCGCAGTATTCTTCTAAGGAGCATCGCCAGTGAGCGAACAAGATAACGGCCTTCAACTGGCTGTGAACAATCTCGCCACTGAAATGCGGCGAGCGAATTACCTTAACGCCATCGGTATCGGCGGAGGCAATACCAAGCGCCCGACGCTCTATCAGGAGTTCGGCTACCCGCGCACAATTACCTTCCATGACTTCTACAACATGTACCGGCGCAACGCCGCAGGCTTCGCAGTGGTGCATCGCCTTCTGGATGGATGCTGGCAGGACTATCCGGTAATCGTTGACGGTGATGAAGCGCAGGAGGCGGAGAAAACAAACGCCTGGGAAAAGAAAGTAACCAAGTTCATGAAGAAGTTGTGGCCGAAGGTGAAGGATGCCGATCGCCGCAATATGGTCGGGCGTTACTCCGCACTGCTGCTGCAGGTGAAAGATAACAAGCCATGGAGCGATCCAGTAGATACCAGGCTGGTGAAATCCCTGGGCGAGTCAGCACTGGTAAAACTTATTCCGGTGTGGGAGCCGCAGTTAACTGTTGCCGAGTGGGATAACGATCGCCAGTCTGAGACGTTCGGCCAGCCGAAGATGTTCAACTTCAACGAGCAGCCGGTTGGAGACGAGGCTTTCGTCGGACCGACGCGCGGTGAGCCTGTGCATCCGAGCAGGGTGATCCTGTTTTGCGAAGGCTCAGAGGATGACAACGTCCTGTCGGGTATCCCGCTGCTTGAGGCCGGATACAACAAAGGACTCGACCTTGAGAAGATTTCCGGCGGTGGCGCTGAGGGTTTCCTGAAGAATGCCAGCCGGCAGATCGCGGTCGAGTTCAGCAAAGAAACAGACATGGCTACGCTGTCCGATCTGGCGAAGAAGGCTGGTTATGCCGACCTCGGCGAAGCGATGGGCGACAAGGTCAACAAGCTTAACCGCGGCACCGATGCGGCGGCGGTCATGCAGGCCGGGCAGATGCACGTTCTGAGCGTGACACCCGGCGACCCGGGGCCGACGTGGGAAGTTACCGCAAACGAACTGGCAGCATCCGTTCAAATCCCGTTCACCATCCTGTTTGGTCAGCAGACCGGGCGCCTGGCGAGCGATGAGGATAAAACAGACTGGGCCATTCGCCGCAATACCCGCCGTAACGGCTTTCTGACTGACCGAATCACAGCCTTGCTGGAACGCTTCTGGAACCTGGGCATTATCGACCCGCCGACAAATGGAGAGGTCACCATTTCATGGACCGACCTGCTGGCGCCAGGCGAGAAGGAGAAAATCGAGAACGCTTCGAAACTGGCTGATATCGTCCAGAAAACCTCTGGCTTCTACGGTGGAGAGCCGCCATTCACAGCCAACGAACTTCGCGAGATTGTCGGCCTCGACCCTCTGCCTGAGCCAAAGCAACCACCTAACCCGAATGATAAGGTGACAACCGATGATCCACTGGCCGATGACACCGGAGCAGACGGCAAAGGTGGGGCTGCCGATAGTTCCGCGCAGCAAGGTTGACCCGACGCGATCAGCGAAGCAGGTCAGCGCGATGTTCCGGGATATCGAGGACCGTTATCTCGGCATCAAACGCGCACTTAAAGCGTTGTTCGACCAGCGCCTGACCGGGAGAGAGCGTGAGGTTAACAGCCATAACTGGCATTTCCTTTGTCATGACCGCGGCGAGGATATGCGCCTCTACCAGGTAAACGCTGGCAAGTTCATCTATGACATGTCGGCGCAGGAACTGGCTGACCTGCTCGAAGCGGTACAGGTAATTCTCGACGATTACCTGCTGGAAGGCGGCGAACAAAACCTGTGGGCGATGGATTACATCGCCGCAGAGGCGCAGCGCGGCACGCTGGAGGCATTCAACAACCTCTCGCAGCAGTCTCAGGTGTACGCCAGCCAGACGACGCTTCAGCAGCTTTTAAGCAGCCCTGCATACCATAACCAGATCGCCAGTGCCTACATCAGCACGTATAGCGACTGGAAGCTGGAAGCTGACCGGGCGCGCGGTGACCTGGCGAACATCATCGCGGATGCCGTTGGGCGCGGTGTGAATCCCCGCGAAACGGCGCAGGTGATAAGCAAACGCCTTGATGTCTCTATGGGCCGCGCAAAGACCATCGCTCAGACTGAGCAGGTCGGCGCGCTGCGCCAGGCACAATGGAACGAAACGGACTGGGCGGCGGATCGGCTTGGGCTGAATACCGGCTTGCTGTGGCTGTCAGCGCTCAAACCGACGACGCGCAGTTGGCACGCCAGCCGCCACGGCAAGGTATACACCACCGAGCAGGTGCGAGACTTCTACGCCGAGAACGGCAACCGGTACAACTGCTATTGCAGCCAGATTCCGGTGTTGCTCAATGACGACGGCAGCATCTTCAATGAGGGGCTGGCAGATAAGTTGGAGAAAGAGCGAAAGGCGTATAAAACTAATATCACTATCTATAGCTAGTCATTGTTGTGATATTGACTCAGAACTGGTGTTGTGTGATATTGGGGTTGAGCCAATAGAGTGGTTCATAACTTAATTCACAAAACATTAGGACATATTATGTCAAAACATCGTTTATCCGCTGCTCACACCGCTAAACTGATTGTTCTTAACGCCTATTATTACGGGCAAGAAAAGGACAAAAATATTTCGAGATATAAGATATCGAAAAACACTCTTCGCACAATGTCAGGTCGGAACTCAATTCGTACATCTTTCCTTTCTGAGCTTGACTATGAACTCGCAGAGTTGGGTTGGATGCTGGTTGAAAACCATGACGATGATTTATGCTTCATGGTAATGTCCACGACAGGAAATTGGGCAAAGCTTAGTTCTCGAAGATTGAGCACTCTGATAGATGAAGGTGCTGATAGTATTGATGAGGCTTATGAAACTCATATAGAGATCTAACACCAATAAATTTAGTAAAGGTCGCTCTGGCGGCCTTTTTTATTGCCAGAAATCCACCAATGAGGCCCATATGTGGACACTTAAGCATGATCCGACTTTGTATGGATATGGTTGGATTTATCAGGTGCGCCGTAAAACCCCGTCCTTCAGGGCGGGGAGGATGTCAATAACTTCGAAACCTGTTGGTGGTTCCCTGTTAAGCCCACCAAGAAGCAACTACGCCAGGCACGAAAAAACAAACTTCATTAAGAGGACGCAACGTGAAGCTATCCAGCATCCACGTTAAATCCCTCGCCATCAACGCCTCCAACATCTCAACGACCACCATCAACGACCAGGAACACTACGTCATTCGTGGTGCGGTCCCGATCGTCGATGACATCGTGATGAATGGCGGCCTTTACCCGGCGGAGGAGATTAACAACAGCTACCAGACGATGGAAGGCAAGCTGATGCCTCTTCCGCACCCGATGGTAGATGGCAAGTATGTCAGCGCCAATGACCCGCGGGCCATTAATAGCTATCACGTCGGAGCATGGGCGCAGAACGTCAGCAAGTCTGGCGACCAGGTCGTCATGGACGTTTATATCAATAAGGCGGTCGCCGAGACAAAGCCTGACGGTAAACGCCTGATTACTCGCCTCGATGAGATGATCGCTGGCACCAACACCGACCCGATCCACCTGTCTACCGGATTACTCACGAACAAAGAGAGAAAATCAGGCGAGTCGAAGCAGAAGAAGTACTCATGGATCGCTCGCAATATGCAGTTCGACCATATCGCTATCCTGCTCGATGAGCCGGGCGCCGGCACTCCAGAGGAAGGAGTCGGCATGTTCGTGAATGCCGATGGTCAGGAAGGCGAAGTCGAGACTGCAAGCCTCGTTGATGCGGCAAATAGCCTCAAAGATGGCCTGCTGAACAAAGTTAAGTTCTTCCTCACCCATAACTCAGAAGCCTCCTTCGATGAAATCTACCAGATGCTGCGGGAAGCCATTCGCGCGCCGTCAGGCAGCGATGTTTATCGCTATGTCGTGACCGTATGGCCCGACAAATTCATTTTCGAAGAGGGCAATAAGCTCTTCCAGCAAAAATACCTCATCGACGACAGCACAGTCACGCTGGTCGGCGATCCAGTAGAGGTCGTGCGCAAACCCACTGAGTACGAAGTCAAAACCAACGGAGAAACAAACCCGATGAAAGAGAAGATGATCGCCGCGCTCAATGCCGCAGGCGTTACAACCGAGGGGCTGACCGACGATCAGGTCTGGGATGCCTATAACCAGCAGGTACAGAAGAAAGCAGGCGACCAGCCGGGTACTCAGATTAACTCTGACGCGATTACCGCAGCAGTAAATCTGGCGATTAAGCCGCTGACTGACGAGATCAGTACGCTGAAAACTCAGCTGCAGGCCAACGCTGAAAAAGACCTCAAGACCAAGCGTGAAGCGGTCAAAGCGAAATTCCCGTTCATGACCGAAGCGGCGATCAACTCGCTGGCAGGCGAAGCGCTGAACGACATGTACTCGCAGTGCCAGACCAGCACCGGTCTGAACCCGGCATTCCAGGGGAATGGCGCTCAGAGTGAAATCCTTTCTATGGAGGCTCCTGAATAATGGCTCTCGCACCTCGTTTCCATACCGTAATCGCGGGCCCGGCCCGCAAGAATGACCCGCAGGTCATTGAAGCAATCATGGCGGCAGCAGTGAAGCCAGGATCTCTGGTAATGCTGGATAGCACAGGGAAACTGGCTGTTCACAATGTGGCCGGTGGTGCAGGGGTAGCCCTGGCGCTCCAGCACAATTATATCGGCGGCGGTGATATCCGCGATGCAGTGCCGGCCGGGGATACTGGCGCGGCCATCATGTGCGAAGACGATGTCGATTACCACATGCTGGTAAAGGCTGGCGAAGTGTTGCTGGAAAACGAAGGTCTGGTTTCTGCCGGTGACGGCACACTGGCCAAGTCAACCACTCCAGCTACCGACCAGGTCCTCTTCTTTTCACGCGAAAAAATCACCGTTGGTGCTGAAGCCCAGCTCGTGAAAGTTCGCAAATCAGGGAAAGCTACCGCATGAGCATGATCGTATTTAACAAAAAGCTGGTTACTGAACATAACCAGATTAAGAAGGCATGGAATCAGCTGCTGATGCAGCGCGAATCCTTCAACGTTAACCAGAACAACATTTCCGCCCAGTACGGCGGCGCGCTGGAAGTTAACCAGGCTGCGCTGATCTCTAAAGACTACTGGCGTGAAGTGGACAACATCACCACCCGAGTCTTCCGTAATGACGAAGGCAACGGCCTGCTGGATGACCTGCTCGGTCTCGGTACGCCGATCTCTATCGGCAAGACTGCGGCGCTATACCGCGTTTCCAGTGACGCCGGTAAGGTTCACCGCACCCTGACCGGTCACGTTCCGGAAGAGCTGGATAAGGTCATCTACGACGAAGCGGGTGACCCGGTACCGATCTTCAACACTGGCTATAGCCGTGAGTGGCGTGAGTGGAACGGCATGCAGTCGGAAAACCTCGACGCGATGGCTGACGACCAAGAAGCGCATGTTGCCGCTATCCGTGAGGATATGGCTGACTACATGCTGTCAGGTGACGCGAAGGTGAAGGTTAAAGGCTATGTCGGCGCCGGTATCACCAATCACGCCAACACCAACCAGGTGGATCTGAGTGAATCCGGTCTGAATATCGACCTGACCACCTCGACTCCTGATGAATCAGTAGCGTTCTTCACAGGTCCGTTCGCCAAACTGCTGGACGATAACTACGTTCAGGAGAAGGTAAAGGTGTGGGCATCCCCGGATATCATGCGCAACCTGAACCGACCGTATTCCGATGCCGCGGGCTTCAAAGAAGGCACTGTGCTGGAATACATCCTGCGCTATGGTCGCATCGAGTCGTTCAACCAGACCTTTAAGCTGACCGGTAACCACTTCATTGCGTACGTTCGCAACTCGCAGTACATCAAGACGCGCATCGCCGCGCCGGTGGGTACCTTCATGATCCCGCGACAGAATCCGTTCGACAACTACAACACTCTGGTCTGGAGTGCTGTTGGTCTGCAGATTAAGCGCGATTTCAATGGTCGTTCGAAAGTCTTCAACGCACAGGGTTAAGGGGCTTCGGCCCCTTTTCTTCGGGAGAAAGCATGAAAACGTTAAAGGTCGAGAAAACCGGCTGCTGGGGCATGATTGATGGCATCTTCCAGCAACTTCCTGTTGGCCACGAATTCGTCGCGGCGGACGTTCCTGCAGCTTTTGCTGGCCGTGTGTCGGTGGTGGGCGAAGTGGAAGTGCAAGCGCTGGAAGTGGCTACACCTGGCAATGATGCTGCAGAGCAGGCAGAGCAGGCAGAGCAGGCAGAGCAGCAGGATGAATCTGCCAGTAAGAAGAAGGCGAAATAACCATGGCTGCCCCAATCACAGCGGCAGACGTGCAGGCGTTCCTCGGTGAATTGGGTTATTCCATTCCCGGCGCGCTGCTCGATCCGATTCTCTGCGTGGTGAACAAGATTATCCCGTGCCTTGATGGTGCGGGGTATGACGAATGCACGGCAAAGCTCATCCTGATGTATGCCTCTGCGCTCATGGCGACGTCTTCCGGCGCCCGGCGAATAAAATCGCAGGGGGCGCCATCAGGGGCGTCGCGCTCGTTCGACTACGGAGATGACGGCATTACCTGGCTGCGCGACTCTCTGGCGAAACTGGATACCAGCGGCTGCACCAGTGAACTTCCGATCAGCGCTGGCAACAGTGTGGGCCTGTTTATGGTGGTCGGGGGCTGCTAATGGCGTGGGTTTCAGTTCAGCAACGGCTACCGCGGACGTTTACCCGGGTGTGGGTGATCACTGATACCGGCCAGCAAACGACGGCGTACGTGAAAAGCGACGGAGTATGGTTCATTAACTGCGACCGCATCCGCGCCACAGGCGCCGCCGTGCTGCGATGGAGGGATGTCTGATGTCTTCGGTAGCTAATTGGTCATACACGGCAACGGCGACAATCTGGCGGCGCATACGCGATGCTGACGGTAGTGAAACCGACGGCGGAGGTCAGCCGTACGGGTGGGAAGCGCCGATCGCTATTCTCTGCGACTACCAAGGCGGGCTCTCGGCGAAAATCGGTGACCTGGGCCGGGAGCTTGTGGTTAAAAACACGATATGGACCGAGTACGCAACGGCGCGGGAAGGAGATTACATCCTGATTGGCGCATCGACCGATGCAGCTCCGCCTGATGAGGCCGATGAGATTCGGCAGATCGTCCAGTTCGCAGATACGTTCGAGCGACTGGCGGACGATTTCGCACTGATTACGGGAGTCTGATTATGGGCGTTAAAGTTCGGGGAGTCTCCAAGGTCAGCAATAATATCAACCGGCTGATTAATAATATCGAAAAGCGAAAAACCATGCGGGCGCTCTACTCTGCTCTGTTTGAGATTGGGCTGGAGTCCGCGGTGCTGGTTCCTATCGATACCAGCACTCTGGTTAACTCTCAGTTTAGAGAGGTTGTTATCAAGGGCTCCAGACTAACCGGGAGAATTGGTTATTCTGCAAATTATGCGGCGTACGTGCATGAGGCCAAAGGTATTCATCTTGGAAAAAACACCCCGCGCCCTGTAAGAAAAGGCGAAGCGCCCGGCTCCCGTGGAAATATATGGGATACATCAGGCGAGCCAAAATTCCTTGAGAAAGGTGCTGAAAACGCCAGAGACAGAGTTGACGCAGTTATACGCAGGGAGATGGAGCTATGACACCTCCTATGCACAGGCGGGTTCGAAATGTCTTTGTTGAGTCAGGATTGACTGCCGGATACATCGTTCAGTCACTGTCATGGAATGATACCGGCAAGGCATCTGACCGCTTTATTGTGTTCCGACCAAATGGTGGCACGCCAGTAGATCGTGATATGGCCGCTGATTACTACGTCATGGTGGACGTGATAAGCAAGGGAAAGGCATCTGCTGACTATGCGCAGTCAGAGAACGACGCTCAGGCCATCATCGATTACGTGCAGCAAAACCCGATGACGCACACCTGCCTTGGGCAGATATCCAACATGGGCGGAATTCCTTCGCCTGTTATCACAGCCGAGGGGCGTATGGTGTGGCGCCTGCAGTTCGCCTGCCTCTTTGGCGGATAACACCGAATAAAACCACATAAGGTCGCCTGGAGCGGCCTTTTTTATTATCTGAAGCGAGGTAAGCAACGATGCAAGGCTGCTCCGACAACGGACAACTAATTGGTCGCGCTAAGACGCTGGAACTGGCTTACGGCTGTGCCGACCAGTTTCCGGCGGAAGGCGACTGGAAACTGATGGGGTTGCCAACATCGGCAACGTGGGACCTTAGCCCGGAGGCTCTGACCTCTGATGCAGATAACGGCGGATTCAGTTCAAACCTGATTGCCAGTCTGGATCCGACCTACTCCATTGAAGGGGAGGTTCGCGTTAAAGACCGCACTGATGAGTTTGGCATTCAGCAGTTCGTGAAATACATCGTCGATGAGGTTCGTGCCCGCCGCCAGCCAGGTGTATGGATGCGTTTCCACTGGGGCCATTATTACCATATCGGCTATATGGTCCCATCAGGAGCCAGTGACGGCGGTGGTGTGAAAGAAATCGTGACCTACAGCTTTGAGTTCAAACTGGCTGACGGCAACACGTTCCAGATCACCGAAGCGGACGAAGGCATTCCGGTAACTGGCGTGACGGTTGCGCCAACGACCAGCTCTATCGCCGCCGGAAAAAGCACCACCTTCAAAGTAACGATTGAACCCGCAGCTGCTGACGACAAGGCCTTCACGGTTACTTCATCTGATCCAGCGCGCGCGACAGTAGCATTTGTTGGCGATACGGTAACCGTGTCAGCGCCGTCAGGTGCAAAGCCGGGAACAGCAACAATTACTGTGAAGACGGCTGATGGTAACCGCGTGGCTACCCACGAGGTTACTGTCCAGTCGTAAGCAAAACAAAGGGCAGGATCCTGCCCTTGATATTGTTTACAGGAGGCAGCAAATGGTTCCGCTAAAAGAGCTGGGAGAATGCCTGGTAACCGTCGGGGACCGGGATTATTTTTTCCGGCCATCATTCATGGCTATGTCGCGCATCGGCGAGCCAGCAGAAATAGTTCAGACGTTCTATGACCTTTGCAACGATGAAATAACACCTCTCATTCAGAGGGTTGTCGAAGCGTACGGCAGAGTGCCTGAATGGCTGGCTAAACACCTTTCTGCTTTACATCTTGATAAGAAATCTCTACTGGCCGCCCACACGGTCCTCACCGCTTGCTGCAATGATGACATAGGTGATCTGGTTGGCTGGATGAAGCCCGGCAAAACCAAAAGAAGGGCGTTTGTGTGGCATAAGGGCGTCATGAATCCGCAGGATATGGTCATCCTTGCACAAAGTCTGATGATGCACGGCATTATCGGAAAGGCCAAAGTACGCAAACTTCAGCGCCATGAGACAAATGAAAAAACCAGTGAGTTCAGAGCTGCCGATTACGTTATCGCTGCACGCAACCACTTCGGGATCAGCAGAGAGGAAGCTGAAAATCTGACGATGACCGAATTCAGCCTAATGCTCATCGCCAAATACCCGGATCAGAAAGGGTATACCAGGGAAGAATACGATCATGCAGCTGATGACTACTTTGCGCGCCGTAAGCGCAGACAGGCTAAAGCCAACAAATAAACCAGCCCCGGCATAGTCCGGGGCTTTTTTATGCCCGCAACTCCCCGCGCTTCACACGCGCATATCAACACACAGAACCTTTCAGGATGACCCTTGAGGATACCGGTTTGGCTATCGGTGCCTTTCTGTGGGCCGGATTCCTGTGTGACAAGGTTCATCACTAAAAGGTAATACCGATATGAAATATCCAACAGTAATTAATGGGTTAGACTTCCGCGATCTGATTTTTGTGGCCGATAACGACCCGGTAACTGACTCGTTTATGGTGGCTAAGGCATTTGGGAAACGTCCTGACAACGTTATTCGTGATATCGAAAAGACTATTAAGGCATGCCCGGAAGAATTCGATACAAAACTCAACTTTGAGGTTTGCTATAAAAACAATGAGTTGCAGAACGGAAAGCCGCAGAAGTTCTATCGTCTCCGCAAAGATGGATTGATGCTTTTGGTTATGTCCTACACCAAAAAAGAGGCGATGCGTATCAAGATCGCCTACATCAACGCCTTCAACTGGATGTACGCGATGCTTCAGGTTGGGCGGCGCCAGTTTGAAGAAGAGCGTAATGCCGTCATGCTGGAGTTCCTGAAAGAGAAGGATGTTGCCAGTATGTCTGGTCGCCTGTTACGCCGGTGGGGGAAAGAGAAGAAGCCCCACCTACTTTCACGCATTGAGCAACTGGACAAACAAGGTCAGTTGGCATTGCCCGGCGTTCCAGACGCGCTTACCGAAGCATGAAACCCACAAATTCGTGGTTTTTGGATAGCCCACTCAGGTGGGCTTAGGCTTTATGAATGAATCAGAAATCAGCTAAAATCGACCACAACCAACTCCGTGAAGGGATGCATAATGACAAACCTCCCCTATGAATATTTCCTTGGTGCCGATGATGACCTCGTCGACTTTCTCGAAAAGCAAGGCGAGGAATGCATAAAAGAAATTGAGCAATCAAATGCAATAAACAAAGAGAACGGTTATAAACTGCTCGGCATCCTCATAGTCGGCGTCGGGTCTTCGTTTTTATTGTTGACGCAAAATAACCAGCCTCGTTTTATGACGTTAGGCATCGGGATTTTCATGTTGTACTGGGCGGCATGTGCAATTTACCTGGTTTCAGGCGTGCTGTCTGTGCAGGTGCGCGCGCTCCTTAACTCAGCTCCAGCAGACCTTTACACTGAACTTTACAAGTCATTGGAGCCAGCGCATTACGAGGAACTGGCGCAGAAGGGATTTAGGGCTGAGAGGACACCAATTTCAGTTATCCGGCGAATAAGACTGGCTAATCTCCATGATACGGCTGAAGAGTTGTGTGAGATAAATGAGCGTATCAGAACAAGGCTGGATAGAGCGAGGATCGCAACAATCCTCACTCCGGTTTGTGCATTAGCTATTTCTACTGTGGGCTATCTTTTTTTCTGACCTTGTCAGCAGAATTTCCAACAAATCGACGACCTAACGAGAAGTCGGTTGTGGGTTTACCTTCCTGTGGGGATTGTGTGGTCTGCTGCTGTGGTGGTTGATTGGTGCCTTGCTTTGGTGGTTGAACGCTCATTTTCCCTTCCTATGGTTCGATTTGAGAATATCGAATGCTTCGCTCTTAAGGTGCATTCGATGCACACAGAAGAAGTATTAACCTACCCTGGAAGCTCACAGCCGAACATCCTGATAAACGATCAGGTGGTTTTGTCGTTCTCTCCTATCCCTGCTAATCTGTCCAAAACAAACCAATGGGGATAGGGATATGAACAAGGTATTATTTACATTATGTTGCTTTCTTGCCGCCGATGCTGCCATCGCCGACGCAACTCTTTCACAGAAATTTTCACAAACCAAAGAGGCTATTTGTTACAACCATCCGAATAAAAAGATATGCATTGATGGGATAAATGCCTTAATGAAGGGAGTTAAGGCAGCTTCTGACACGCATTACGCATGCCTTGAAGTTCAGAAATTGGGCGACCCAAAGAGCGATAAATGCAATGACGTTGATAAGGCGCTAGCTGATTTAAGCGGTTAGATACAGGGCTAATCTAACTGCGGGTTTTGTCGTATCCATCTACCTCTGCTACGATTGCCCCATCATTTACTGATGGGGATAGGGATATGCGAATTTTTATTGCACTTAGCCTTTTAATGGTCTCAGGCGCAGCCGTGGCTAGTGAAAAGTTAGTATGTGAGTATGCAGTGGGGGCGTTGTCTACACCGCCAAATCTGCTCACTAAAGGTAATGCGAATGTGATATTCGATGGAAAATCCTTTACGGCATATAGGCTGGATGGTTCTTTTGTTGTAACCCCACCATTGACTGAAAAGAAGGATGGGATGATTTTTGTTGATGATAAAATAAAGGTCTTTGCTGCCAGTCTGGACAGATCTAACTTTGCAGTGTCTGACAGAATAAAAAAAACCACAGAGCAGTGGGCTAAATGTTCGGGCGGGAGTTCTTACAGCAATGAAAGAGATCAAATATCAGGCTCACCGGTAAGCACGTCTGAAGTTGAAAAGATAAAAAGATTGCCCGGCATTGCTGAATTACATTGTTCTAACTTTATTGATAAAAGATACTCTCAATCCAAAAATATATTCTATAAAATAAAACCCAGTATATTCGCTAAAATGCCGTTAGTTTCTGGTGGGGATATTACCTGTGAGGTGTCAAGTAATATATGGAACTGGAATGAAACAAATGTAATGGCAGTAGAGCATGGTCTTATTGATCGCATACCTTATACATTATATCACTCAGACGGTTCAGGGAATGTTGGCGTGGCAGATCAGGCGTGGTCGTTCGGGTGCGTAAAAGATTCAATGACGGATAAAAAACAATGCGAGATAACCAATGAAAGCATTAGGATAATTAAAAAGGCAAAAGGATACTCAGCCATTGTAGGTAATGAGCATTTCCCAGGGCGAAGTGCATATATAAGAGTTGGGCAAGGTAAGCCCATTGCCTCCGGCGATAATGGCTACTTTCCGAATGTCACAGGAATTGTCGGCAGCATCAATGGCGGTACAAAGTTGCTCACAAGGTATACCAAATGGCCTTATGATTATGTTGTTGATACTGAGGTTAATACAATTGGATTTGAGCAAGCAAATTTTCTTTTAGGTAAGACATTGTCAGTATACTAAGAGCTAATATGTAATTAACTTAGAACCTCGCTCCGGCGGGGTTTTTTATTGCCCGGAGAAAAGTAAATGGCTGGAACCTTTAATGCTGGCAGCGTTGTCTATGAAGTGGACATGGATACTTCGCGTTTACTGGCAGCGCGAAGAGAAGTTGATGCGGCACTGAACGGTCTTAATGGGAGTATGGGTCGCCTTGAAGCCAGCGTTAACCGCACTGAACGCTCTATTGGATCGATGGAGCGGACAATGTCCAGCCTCTCTGGCGTTGCTAAAGGCTTGCTTGCCGCGCTTTCTGTGCAACAGGTTGCGAGTTACGCCGATGCCTGGACTGAACTGAATAACAAAGTCGCTAACTCGGTTCGTACTGGAGAGACGCAGGCCGAAGTTATGCAGCGGATCTTTGATGTTTCACAAGCAACCCAGTCATCCCTGAACGGCACGGCGACTCTTTACGCCCGGCTTGAGCGCGGAACCAGAACATACAACACCAGCGCAGAAGATTTAACCCGCCTTACCACCATTATCAACCAGGGATTTGCGGTATCCGGCGCAACTGCTCAGGAAGCTGAGAACGCAATCATTCAGCTATCACAGGGTATCGCTTCCGGCGTTCTGCGCGGCGAAGAGTTTAACTCAGTGTCAGAGCAGGGCAGCCGCCTCATGGTCGCTCTGGCTGATTCTTTGGGTGTTTCTATCGGTCAGTTAAGGGCTATGGCAGCTCAGGGGAAACTGACAACAGACGTTGTAGTTAAGGGGCTTCTGTCACAAGGGGATGCAATCGGCAAAGAATTTGCCAACACCGCCGTCTCAATCTCCAAGGGATTGCAGGTGGCCGGTAACAACGTAACGAAGTTCTTTGGCGAAAACTCGACGGTTAAATCATTCGCAGCAGGGTTCCGAGACTCTGTTATTACAATAAGCGAAAACCTTGAGACGCTGGGGACAGCTTTAATTGGCGCTGCTGCAATAATGGGTGGTAGGTTTGTGGGCGCACTAGCAATGGCTACAGCCGCGCAGGCCTCCAGAGCAAAGCAAACCATTCAAGGAATTGCCGCTACAAGGCAGCAAGCCAAAGAGGAACTGGCTACCTCATTACAGCTGCAAAGGCGAATCCAGTTAGACAAACAAGCATCACTGGCGACTCTTAAGAGGGCCGAGGAAACATATGCTTTAGCCAGGGGCACTGCGGCGGAGGGGATCGCCTACCAAAACCTAATCAGGCTGAAAAGTATTTATATCGGTCTCGCTGCGGAAGAGATTGCAGCAAATAATGCAGTTGCAGCATCACAGGCGAGACTGGCCGCTACGGGTATAACTCTTGCAAACACAATGAAGGTAGTGAATGCGGTTACTGCCCCTTTGGGTGGGCCCATTGGCGTAATAGCCATTGTTGCCGCTGGCTGGTATCTGTATTCACAGCGACAGGCTGAGGCCAGAAAAGAGGCAATAGCTTTTGCTGACACCGTACCTGACGTTATTAAGCGCCTCAAGGACATGAATCTTGCTCAAGCTCAGGGCGTTAGGGCTGATACGGTTAGCTCTATTAAGGCGCAAGAAGAGGGCATTGCAAAGCTAAAGGAAGAAGTTGCAGACCTCTCCAACAGGTACAAGGATGCCAGAGTTGCCGCTGATAATTCAGCGAAAGGGACATGGTTAAATAATGATGCAAATGAAAAAGCAGCAGAATTGGCAAATGAGTTAGCCAAAAAGCTCAGGGATCTGGATGGAGCGACAGCCACTCTTAAGCAAACTAAAGACGCATTACACCTAATTAACATTCAAGTTAATCAGGGCATTGTTGATCAGATGAGGGCTGCCAGAGATAACGCTATCGCTATCGCTGAAGCAGAAAAGCAAGCGTCATTCCTCGGTGGAACCCAGGCATTCCTGGCTGAAAAACTCGGCCAATCAACGCAGGCCCTGAAAGCCTTCAACTCAGAAAGTCTGAAAATAAACTGGGGCGGGAAAGAAGGCGAGATGTTAATTAAGCAGGCTGAGCGCCGACTTGCCTTGTCAAAATTGGAGGGGGAAGCAAAAGCCAGGCAGCAGGCGGCCTATGATGCTGAGGATGCAGGCATTACAGATGATCGAGGAATCAAAAGGATTCAGGATTATTATGCTGCAATACAGAGAAACGTTGAGGGAAGACGAGCTGCGGCGTCTGAGGCTGGTAAACTTGCTAACCAGCAGGAATCTGTAGCCCAAAAGCTGGCCAACTTGAAGCAGCAATCAGAACTCGCTGCTGGCTCAACGCAGGAGTTAAGCCGGGAGCAGGCGATATTGCGTGCGCAGCAGTCTCTCGGTAAATCGGCTACTCAGGCTCAAATCCAGGAAGCAGGCAAATATGCAGCAGCCGCATGGGATGCAGCCGCAGCGGCGAAGGGGGTAACAGAGGCGCTTAATGCCATTCCGGAACAGGCTGAGAATAAATCATACGCTGAATCCATGCAGAACCTGAAAGCAGCACTGAACGCCGGGAAGATTGATCTGCAGGAGTACAACGCAGCCACTGAGAAGATGGAGCAGCAGCATCAGGCCAACCTCGCCAAAATACGCTCGCAGCAGGTGGTTAACCCCACCCAGAAGGCACTTGCCGAAGTTGACCCGGTGCAGCAGTTGGCCAACCAGCACGCGCAGGAGCTGGCACTGATTCAGCAGTTTGAGCAGCAAGGGGTTCTCGCTCATGAGAATGCCTTGGCGCTGAAAAATGCCGCTGACCGGCAGTATGAGCAGCAGAGGATCGCAGCTCAATGGGAAATCCTCAGCCAGCAGAGCCTCGGCTATAACCTGCTGACGAGTGCGGTGGATGCGTTTAGCGGGAACGCCTCCAATGCGATCACCGGTCTGCTAACCGGCACAATGTCAGCGCAGGAGGCAATGCAGTCACTCGGCAATACCATCCTGAACAGCGTGATCAACAGCATTGTTCAGGTTGGCGTGGAGATGCTGAAAAACTTCATCCTGTCCCAGACGCTGGGTGCGGCGACTCAGGCAGCAAACACAGCATCCGCTATTGCAGGAGGGGCTGCGGCCCTCGCAGCCTGGACGCCAGCAGCAATTGCCGCCTCAATCGCTACTGGAGGAACAGCTTCGGCGACAGGCTTAACCGCGTATAAGGGGGCGCAAGCTGCCGGGTTGGTAACGAGTGTGCTCGGTGGCCGCAAAAATGGCGGCCCTGTAACCGCTGGTGGAGTGTATCCTGTAGGCGAAGGAAACCTTCCGGAGCTCATGCAGACCCGCAAAGGCCTTTTCATGATACCGGGTGATGGTGGGAGGGTATTCAGCAACAAGGATGTGACAAGTGGGTCGCCGAGCATTAAGAAGGCATCAACTGGTAGCGAATATCTGCCTAACAGTTCCAGCAATTCAGCTCCGTCAAACGCAGGCGGAGGCTCTGGAGTGCAGGTGAATATTCAATTCTTTGACCAGGCATCTGGAGGAAATCGCACCTTGCAGGCGGAGGCATCGATAGCTAACGGAATTGCTGAAATAAAAGCTTACCTGCTTGATGATCAAGCAAACAATGGTGTGATAACTCAGGGCTATGCAGCTGCTATGGGGCAGCGAGTAGTTGCCAGAGGCGCTTACTAAACCGAACCCGCTTCGGCGGTTTTTTTAATGGGTGGAAATTATGAAATTTTGCGAATTACCGGAGCGAGTACAGGAGCAGGCAGCTGAAAGACTCTCTGATGAACTACAGGGGATTGTGGCGTGGAAAGAAGAAGAGAGAACGGACAAAGCGAAGGCGATCGCCAAATCCGTTCGTGAAAGCTTTATTGCATTATGTGCCGATGATTAGCTCTTCTTCTCGTCGTCTTTGAAATGCTCGACAGCTTCATCATAGAACGACAATAGTCCTGAAATATTTGATGAGTAAATCGGCACACGCTGGGCCCGTACAAGCTCAATTATCAGTGCGTATGCAGCTTCTTCAGGGGAATCTTTTGGATTCACAAGACCAGACATAAAACCTCCTTTGTTGTAGTGGTTTTATCAGCCTACCCTGGCTCATGGATACTTTATATCCTGATATTCGAACAGTGCCGCAGCTGCGGCTTTTTTAACGCCCGGAGGACACGTGGCAACAGTTCAATACCCTCCGTTCCTGCCGCTTCCCCAGCGCGCCGATCAGAACATGACGCAGGATACAGCCTGGCAGACGACGCAGACGGCAGTCGGTCCATTGATAATCACGCCGGTCACCACGGACCTGAAAGCGACCTGGACGCTGCAGTGGATATTCACGCTTGCCCAGGCCGAGCGGTTTAAGTCGTGGCTGCGCTCGCCGACATACTGCGACCGCGGGCGCAACTGGTTCCAGATGCCTATCGACCTGGGTGATACGCAGGGCGTTCAGCAGCAGACGCTGCACTTCGTCGATATGCCGGTGCAGACCAGCAAAAACGGCAACGTGGTCACCTGGACCGCAACGGTTATCAGTAACGGTATCGAGGACATTACCGAGGACTACGACGACTGGATTGTTGAGGCCCAGCCTGGCTATGGATACTGGCTGGATTACCTGATCACCGAAGTGATGCCGAGGGCTGACTAATGCCAACATTACGAGAATGGAAAGAGAGGCGTCCGGCGAGCGACATCAAACAGACGGTGGAGTTTTATCATCCTGCGTTTGGTTATTACCGGGTGGTCAATAACCTGTTCCGTCCAGCGACGTTTGGCGGAAACTCGTTCGAGCCTGCGCGGTTCAGCGTGACCGAGCCGGCGCAGGACGGGACGGCGGTAATATCAATGACCATAACGTTTGTCGCCGCCACGGAACATGTCAGGCAGACACTGAAAAGCTGGCGCGGGGCGGCGCGCATGACGCCGATACAATGCCTGTATCAGCAGTGGAATGCGATCGGTGACACGGCGTCATTGAAAGACTGGACGCTTTACGTGAACGACATTTCCGCCGATGCCAGCAACGTCACCGTGACCGCCGGAAAGACTAACCCTCTGACGCTGGCCAACTCCATCATTTACACCACGAAAGACTATCCCGGACTAATCACCGTATGACACAGAGCGACTTTATCGGGCTTGTTAACGGCAAGCCCTGGGCTAACCGCGCCTGCAGTTTTGAGCAGATGGACTGCTGGGGCCTGGTGGTTCTCTATTACCGGCATGTGCTCGGTCTGGAGCTGCATCACATCGCTGGCTACGAATCGGGCGCGGATTTCATCACCTGCTACGAACAGGAACACGCCCACTGGCGGCGTGTGCCGGTGGCGGCAACCGGCTGCATCGCCGTTTTTTACCGCGGCGAAGTGCCGGCGCATATCGGTGTGATGATCAGCCCGGTTAAGTGCCTGCATGCCCGCGGGGAATTTGGTTTCGTGCGTTGCGACAGCCCGCTGGCATTACTGAAGGTTTACAGCAAAGTGGAGTATATGGTGCATGGTGCGATATGAGTTACAGAGGCTGCCTGGCGCGCCGCTGCAGCGGGGAACGGTAGATGCCGGCACCACACTGGTGAATCTGCTGGATTCCCTGCAGCTGCACCGCGATGTTATCGTGAAACTGAATGGCCGTGCGCTTCCTGACGACTACGATATCAGCCGGCCACTGCGATCTGGCGACGTTGTGGCTGTGTTCGACCAGCCAGAGGGCGGGGTAGGCAAACTCATCACCACGATATTGCGTCCGGTCACGAAAATCCTCTCCGGCGCGCTGAAGGTGTTCGGCCTGTCAAATAAGCCTAGTGCGTCGGTATCGGTGGCGACAGGCGAATCCCCCAATAACGACCTGACCGGCCAGACGAACCGCGCGCGACTGTACAAGGGCCGCCCGAATATTTACGGCCAGTGCCGCGTCTTTCCTGACCTGATTCAGGAGGCGCTATTCGAGTTCGTCGACAACAACAAACAGCTTACGGAATGGTTCGAGGTCGGTTACGGCCGGTACACCATCTCCTCGATCCGCTACTCGGAATCGAACCTCGGCAGCCTGGCGGGAGCCAGTTCTGCGATTTATAACCCGGGTGACGTGATCGGAACGATTGAGGTTGGGTATCAGTTCGATGACGTCGATAACGAGACAGTCCCCGGCCTGAACGAAAGCCAGGACTTCCCGGCTCAGACCGCTACCACGACGGCGCCGACATCAGTGGCGATCGAGAGTAATCAGCTCAAAGCTGTCGTGCTGTCGAACGATGACAACTTTGCCTACTTCGCTGCGCTGGCGGTACCTCATCCTGTGTCATTCGTCATCAATGCCACCTGGAACGATGGCGGCACAAGCGTCACGCGGAATGTCACCGGCGCCGGGAATATCATCTCCTCTGAGAGCTTTATTGGCGACGATACGCTTTCTTACACGACGTTCTATATCGGCGAGCTTTCGGGAGAAATTACGTCTCTGCCGGGCAATGCGGTTATCAACGCGACGCTGTTCACGCTGAATGACCAGACTCCTCTGGTTATCGGACCGTCAGTGTCGCCGATCGTCTCCACTCAGGTCTGGGTGCATGTGCTGGTTCAGCTCGGCGCGACGGCCGGCACAACGCAATACCGGATCAAGTTCTGGCAGGTCGATGACGACAACAATCAGGTGCCCGGTACGTCAGAGCAGCACGATTATTTTTTCGATAACGACTTCCAGGTGACAACGCGCTATTTCCGCACAACGCATAAGTTCGTTCCTGCAGCCGGGGCAGGGCGCTATGCGGTAACCATCGAACGTCTCGACAACAGCAATGACGCCAACGTAGTGACTCTGATGGCGATCCACGCGGTGAACGTCCGCGAAAACGTCGTGTATCCGGAGGACACGATTGCCCGTATCACTATCAAAGGCTCGAATGACAGCAACAGCAACCGCGAGCAGAAGTACAACATGCTGGCGCAGCGGCATACCATCAGCTACGACCGGACTACCGGCGCGGTTGATTACACGCTGCGGCCAAGCCGCTCGTTTGCCGACGCCATCCTTCACGAATGGGTGGTTGTTGGTAAGCAGGACGTAGCCAGTATTGACGTCGCGGCTCTGTATGCCATTGCCGATTCGCTGCCGGATGAGGCGCTAGGGTATTTCGATTACACCTTCTCGGATGAGAAACAACCGTTGGGTGAGCGCATAGCTACGATCGCCAATGTTGCCCGCGTTGACGGCAATAACATCGGCGATGTGCTGACGTTCTGGCGTGATGAGAAAGTGACAAATCCGGATGCGGTTTTTGCGCGCTCAAACATGTTCTGGGACGAGTACAAAGTAGCCTGGCAAATGTCTCTCCCTGGTGGTTACGACGGCGTGGCGCTGGATTACGTTGACCCGCTGACGAACAAGAAGGCGTACATCTACCTGCAGATCGACAGCAGCGGCATCACTGAGGTTGAGGACGCCACGGTTAACGCGATGCAGATCAGCCTGGACGGCTGCCGCAACTCCACTCAGGCGACTGATCGGGCCTGGCTTGAGGCGAGGAAAATTCTCTACTCACGCCTGACCATGACAGTGAAAGTGCTGGATTCGACGCAGGTGGTGCGAGGTACGGTGGTTCAGTGTCCGGACATGTACGACAACGCTCAGCAGACTGGATACATCACCGGGCGCTCCGGGGATGTGTTCTCGACGTCAGAGCGTATCGACTTTTCTCTCGGCGATATGTGGGTGGTGATGACCGACAACATCGGAAATTACCGCGGGCGCTGGCGGGCCTATCCGGTAAACGGCAAGCCAAAAGCATTCCAGGCTGCAGCAGATACTTTCGATCTGAACATTTATGACCGCGAAAATGTGCAAAACCCAAGCCGTTATTTCATTGCTACCGACTCGGAACTGAACTCCACAATCTGGCGCGTCGATAGCGCCAAACCCAACGGTGACGATACTCAAACCCTCTCACTCACTGAGTATTCAGACTCGATTTATTCGTAACACACAGCAGTAATTATCAGCCTTCGCGCACACCATCAGATTCATGTCTGAGGGCTTCGTGCGCCTTTTATAGGACGACATGCACAATGGCACAAGTACCGTTACCAACACCCACAGATAACGCTGTTCCGAGTACGGATATCCGGGACGCAGTTTATGCCGGCGCCATGCTGGATAAGGTTGTTACCAGCACCGAACCGAAATACACCGATCGCCTCGGCGGTGAGCACTACACCGTAGACGGGATTAAGGCGGAAGGGGACAAAGTTGTCGAGGAAACGCGGCAGAACCTGATCCCTCTCAGCCGTCAGTATATGACCCTTGCTGATGCGCAGGCTGATATAGCGAATATACCAGTGGGTGCAGCCACTTATGTTCGTAGTGCTGATGGGAGCTCACTGGCAGATGAATATATAAATAATGCTGGTGCGCTGACCGCAACAGGCCGTCGCATGCCTGCA